CATCACGGTCGACGACTTCGCCCTGCCGGCCTACTGGCCGCGGGCTTACGGCATGGACGTCGGCTGGAACCGCACCGCTGCCATCTGGGGCGCTCACGATCGTGAGTCAGATGTCGTCTACCTCTACAGCGAGCACTACCGCAGCCAGGCCGAGCCGAGCATCCATGCCGACGCCATCAAGGCGCGCGGCATCTGGATCCCGGGCGCGATCGATCCGGCGGCGCGCGGCCGCCAGCAGAAGGACGGCGAGCAGCTGCTGCAGAACTACACCGACCTTGGCCTGGACCTGACCCCCGCTGACAACGCGCGCGAGTCAGGCATCTACAACGTCTGGCAGCGCCTGAGCACGGGCCGCATGAAGGTCTTCAAGTCGCTGCAGAACTGGCTCAACGAGTACCGCATCTACCGGCGCGACGACAAGGGGCAGGTGGTCAAGGAGAACGACCACGCCATGGATGCGACGCGCTACCTCGAGATGTCCGGCATCGCCATTGCGCGCGTGCCGCCACGAGTCGAAAAGCCAGCCCGGCGCGGCAACTGGCGGACCGTGTAAACGAAAGGACTGCATGACAACTCAATCCATCCTCGGCCCCCACGGCACCCCCATGGTCGAGCTCGGCGGCGAGCGCGCCTGGCTCCAGCGCATCAAGGGCGACATCGTCTGTTCCTTCCAGTGGCTGGACATCGGCCTGGAGGAGCCGCACCCGTGCATGGCGCTGTTCCCGGCCATGCGGCGCATGGACACCGCGGCCTACGTGATCCCGCAGCGCAACGCCTGGGCCTACGCCACGCGCGATGGCAACGCCACGCCAGAGCACTTGGGCGTGGCCTTCAAGGCGGCGCTGCACATGGGATTCCACCCTGACCAGTCCACGGTCCACCGGATCATGGACATCATCGTCGAGGGCATTCCCGACTTGGTTCGGATGCCCAGCGACCAGCCGGCCAGCCTGCACGTAGCGCGCGTGCTCATGGGCATCGAGGCTTCGGCCAAGGTCAACGGCAAGGTCGTCAAAGAAGAGGTCTTGTGATGTTCGGCATTGAGCAGCGCGAGACCAAGAGCCAGCGCGATCCGCAGACGGATGGCACCACGCCATTCGTGGACGAGCAGAACGCCAGGAGCGACCCCGAAGGGGAGCAGAAGCGCCGGCACGCCGTGCTGATGGAGTGCCTGCACGACGAGCGCGACCGCCAGGCCGAGGAACGGCTGCAGGCCGCCATCGACGAGGACGTGTACGACCACCTGCACTGGCGGCGCGAGGACGCCGCTGTGCTCATGGACCGCGGCCAGGCGCCGCTCGTCTACCCCGAGTCACGCCAGACGATCGACTGGATCAGCGGCATGCAGAAGCGCATGCGCAAGGACTACAAGATCCTGCCGCGCGAGCGTGGCGACGAGCAGGGCGCCGAGGTCAAGAGCCAGGTGGTCAAGTACACCGACGACGTCAATCTGACCCAGTGGCATCGCTCGCGGGCCTTCAAGCAGGCGGCGTTGTCCGGGCTCGGCTGGCTGGAGGAGGGCATCAACCTCGAGCCGGGCGAGGAGATCATCTATTCCGGCTCCGAGGACTGGCGCAACGTCTACCGCGACTCGCGCGCCAAGCAGTTCGACCTGAAGGACGGCCGCTACCTGTTCAGGCGCAAGGTCACCGACCTGGACTACGCCATGGCGCTGCTGCCGAAGGCGAAGGACCACCTGCGCAACATCGCCAGCACCGACGAAGTCATCGACGATGATGACGTGTGGTTCCTGGGCGAGCGGCTGACCAACGCCTCGGACCTGGACCACATGGATGGGCTGCCCGCGCGCTGGCGCGATCGCAGGGCCTTCATCGGCAACGACTACACCGACAAGGGCAGGCGGTCATCGGTCGAACTGCTGGAGTGCTGGTACCGCGTTCCCGAGCGCGTGCAGGCCTTCAACGATGGCCCGCTGGCGGGGAAGATTTTCAACCCAGCCGACCCGGCGCACCTGCAGATCCAGCAGGACCGCTGGAGCATGTACGACGCGGTCAAGCTGCGCATGCGCGTGATGATCGCCACCAAGGACCAGCCGCTGTGGGATGGCGCGAGCCCGTTCCGGCACGGCCAGTTCCTGCTCATCCCCATCTGGGGATACCGGCGCTACCGCGACGGCCTGTGCTACGGCGTGATGCGCGGCATGCGGGACCTGCAGGAGGACACCAACAAGCGCGCATCCAAGGCCCAGTGGCTGCTGGCGAACAACCGCATGGTCATGGACAGCGGCGCCGTCGACGACATCGAGGAGGCGCGCGACGAGGCGGCCCGCCCGGATGGCGTCATCGTCAAGAAGATCGGCAAGGAACTGCGCTTCGAGAAGCCCGTGGGCGAGATCCAGGGCAACCTTGAGATGATGGACCGCAACATCGCGGCCATGCGCAACGCCGGCGGCGTGACGAACGAGAACCTGGGCCGCGACACCAACTCCAAGAGCGGCGTGGCCATCGAGCGCAAGCAGGACCAGGGCTCGCTCACCACCTCGGAACTGTTCGACAACCTGCGCCTGGCGGTGCTCATCGCGGGCAAGCTGCGGCTGTCCCACATCGAGCAGTTCTGGACCCAGCAGAAGGCCATCCGCATCACCGGCGAGGCCCAGCCGATCGAGTGGCTGGAAGTGAACAAGACCGACCCGGACAGCGGCGAGGTCATGAACGACCTGACGGCGCGCGAGGCTGACTTCTACGTGGGCGAGCAGGACTACCGCGAGAGCTACATCCGAGCTGCGATGGAGCAGACGTTCCAGCTGCTCGGCCAGATCGCGACGTTTGCGCCGCAGGTGGTGCTGGCCGTGCTGGACTTGGCCGTCGACAGCGCGGAACTGCCGAACAAGGACGAGTGGGTTTCTCGCATCCGCAAGCTCAACGGCCAACGCGACCCGACCAAGGCGCCGACACCTGAGGAAGAAGCCCAGGCGCAGATCGACGGGGAGAAGAAGGCGCTCCAGGAGCAACTGGCCGTCGAGATGGCGCAGGCGCAGCTGGCCAAGGAGCAGGCCAATGCGGCGAAGCTCGACGTGGAGGCCATGGCCAAGCGGGTGGACGTGCTGATGCAGGCGCTGACCGCTGCGCAACTCGCTGCGACCAACCCCGCGCTGGCGCCGGTGGCCGACGAGATGGCCGCGGCCGCAGGCTTCAAGCCGCAGGGCGGCACGGATCCGAACATCCCGCAGCCGACCGCTGCGCCGACGCCGATGGATTCCGCCGCACCGATCGACCCAACACAACAACCTGCCGGGCCCGAAGCCGGCATCCCACCACAGGAGTTTCAATGAGCACTGACCACCAAGGACTGAGCCAGGCCGAAATCGACGCGCTGGAAGGCGACGAACTCGACGAGACCGGTATCCCGAAGGAAGACGACGCAGACCGCGCCGAGGCGGCGCGCGCGAAAGGCGAGCCGGGCGCGGACGACGGTGACGAGGGCGAGGAAGGGGCCGAGGCGGACGACGACAAGCCCGCAGCCGAACCGCCCGCCGCGGCGCCCGCTGCTCCTGCGCCGGCTCCGGTCGAAGCGCCTGCGCCGGCACCGGAAGCGGCCGCCGCTCCTGTCGAGCCGCCGGCCGAGCCGCCCGCGGCCGCAGAGGAAGCGCCCGAACTGCCGCGCGAGGTCGACATCCCTGATCCCATCCTCGTGCAGGTGCAGGACCCGAAGAAACTCGCCGATGCTCGCGAGGCCGCCGAAGCCAAGATCGACGACATCGAGAAGAAGTGGTCGGCCAACGAACTCACCGACGACGAGCGCAACGCGCAGATGAAGGCCGCGCGGCGCGAGCTCACCGCGGCAGTGTCGGCCGAGGCGGCCAACCAGGCCCGCATCGAGACCAACGCTGCGAACGCAGAGCAACAGCAGCGCCGCGTGATCGACGGCATCGTCAAGATCGCCAAGACGGAAGGCAGCATCGACTACGCGAAGGACGCCAAGGCCGAGGGCCAGTTCAACCGCGCGCTCCAGGTGCTCTACGCCGACCCGGACAGCAAGGGCAAGTCGTTCGCCGCGCTCAGTCTCGAGGCGCATCGCATGGTGTGCGCGATGCGTGGCGTGACGCCGAAGGTGGCCCCTGCACCCGCTCCTGTTGCAGCGCCGACACCACCGAAGCCGGCAGCAGCGCCTGCGCCTGCAAAAGCAGCGCGCACTCCGGTTGACAAGTCACTAATCCCCCCTACGCTTTCGCGTGTGCCTCCTGCGGCTGACGCGACGATCAGCGGTGACGAGTTCTCCCACCTCGCCAATCTCGATGGCGCTGAGTTGGAGAAGGCGGTCACCAAGATGACGGCGGAGCAGCAGGAGCGGTGGCTCAATTCATGAGCAAGCAGTACGTGTTGCTGGTTGACGTGAAGAAGGGCGAGACCCTGGACATCGGTGGCGTCATCGTTGTCCGGGTCGAAGAGAAGTCAGGCCAGCGAGCTCGGTTGCGCTTCACGTTCAAGGAGCCAACCGAGGTGAAGAAGATCCAGACGCCGGCGGCGCAACCCGCGCCGGCGTGATAGGAAGGGCAGGCGAGAGCCCGGTTGTCTCGTCGTAAGGCCGCGCAGTAGTGCAGCCCATCAACCAACGTTGAAGGAGCTGCGCGTATGCGTACCGTGATCGGGGTCAATGACCCCCAGGCAGTCAAGAAGTGGTCCACCGCCTTGGGCGTGGCCGTGAACAAGTCGAGCTACTTCGCTCGCAAGATGATGGGCATGGGCAAGGACAGCCGCCTGCCCATCCAGCGCATGGACGAACTCGAGTCCGACGCTGGCGACGAGGTCACCTATGACCTGCTGATGCCGATGAACATGGAGCCCGTCGTCGGCGACGAGACCCTGGACGGCAAAGAGCAGCCGCTCAAGTACTACACCGACAAGATGCGCATCGACCAGGTGCGCGGCGGTGCGGACCTCGGCTCGCGCATGACACGCAAGCGCACGCTGCGCAACATCCGCACGGATGCCAAGCGCGTGATGAGCGACTGGTGGAAGCGGCTCTACGACGAACTGTTCTTCATCTACCTGTCGGGCTCGCGCGGGACGCAGACCGGCTACATCTGGCCGGCCGGCTCGGCGTTCTTCAACGTCAACGCGCTGGCCGCGCCGGACTCGGCGCACATCATGTACGGCGGCAACGCGACGTCGAAGGCTTCGATCGCCTCGGACGACCCGTTCGACCTGCGCCTGATCGATAAGGCCGTGGCCAAGGCCGAGACGATGGGCGGTGACGGCAGCGACGAGATTTCGATGCTGCCCTGCGAGATCGACGGCGACGAGCGCTACGTGTGCCTGATGCACACGTTCCAGTACGACGCGATGAAGTCGAACACGAACACCGGCCAGTGGCTCGACATCCAGAAGGCGGCCGCGGCTGCCGAAGGCACGAAGGCGCCGCTGTACAAGAACAACGGCGGCGTCTACGCCGACGTGGTGCTGCACAAGCATCGCAACGTCGTGGGCTTCAGCGACTACGGCGCGGGCACCAACCTGCCGGCACGCCGCGCACTGTTCCTCGGCGCCCAGGCCGCGGCGATCGCCTTCGGCTCGCCGGGCACGGGTCTGCGCTTCGACTGGACCGAAGAGGTCAAGGACCACGGCAACGCCGTAAAGATCGGCTCGAACTCCATCTTCGGTGTGAAGAAGGTTCGCTACAAGTCCAAGGACGGCAGCGTCGAGCGCGACTTTGGCGTGTTCGCCATGGACACCTACGCAGTCGATCCGAACGCCTGATGAGTGAGGCCCCTTCGGGGGCCTTCTCGCGAGCCTCACCTGAAAGGAATTCATCGTGGCTGTTACCACCACCAAGGCATACACGGGCGTGCGCCCGATTCCGCAACCCGACGACGCTGGCGTTCGCTGCGTGGCCGTCGACGTCGAGTTCGCCTCGGCCGCCTACTCGGCGAACGACCTGATTCGCCTGTGCAAGCTGCCCATCGGCATCAAGTGCCTGGACTGGGCGCTCGTCTTCCCGGACATCGACACTGGCACGCCGGCGCTCGCCTGGTCGCTCGGCATCGAGAACGCCGGCGGAACCGACCTAGACACGGAAGTGTGGGGCACTGGCCTGACGGCCGGCCAATCCACCTCGGTCGTGCGCAACAGCACCTCCGTGGCCGCGCAAGGCGTGACCACGACCGAGCGGACGCTGGACCTCAAGTGCACGACCGCAGCGGCGACCTACGCCGGCTCGGGCAAGACCGGCCAGGTCCTGCTCTGGCTGCAGGGCTAATTCTCCGTGGTCTTGGGGCAGCTGGTGCTGCCCCCTTTTTGAAGGAGGGGCGGATGCCCATCGTTCACGCCTACCGGCGCACCGTGCGCGCGCACATCAAGGCCTCGCACGTGGCCGACCTGGCCGCGCATGGCAAGGTCGAGTTCAAGCCCAACGACAAGGGCGAGTTCGTGGCCGAAGTTCCTGCCGGGCCCGCGCTCAATCGGCTGCTCGCCATCAGCGAGGCCTACCGCATCCATGGCGCGCCGGTGGTGGCCGAGGACGACGAAGAGGACGAAGGCGACGCCTCCCCCTACGTCATCACCGACGGCGACAAGACCGTGGACCTGCGCACGCTCGACAAGGTCGCGCTCCTGCAGTTCGCGGCGGAGAACGACATCGCCATCCACCCGAACGCGAAGGACGAGACGATCCGCGACCGCCTCGTCAAAGCGCTGACGAAGGGCGAGTGACGCCATGGCGGCGACCGTGCTGGTCAAGGATGTGCTGTACCGCTTCGGCGGGTTGATCCACGACCTGTCGCCCCAGTTCATTCGCGTGCCGCAAGTCGAGGCCATCAACTGGCTGAATGACGCGCAGGTCGCAATCACGATGTTCCTGCCGTCGGCGTGCTCGCGCATCGACGCGGTGAAGCTCAAGGCCGGCACGCGACAGAGCATCGAGACCATCGCGGCGGCTGATTGCAAGCCAGGCGATGGTTCCACGCCAAACACGTCGATCATCGGCGTTCAGTTCCTCGAGTCGTTCCGCAACATGGGCACTGACGGGCTGACGCCGGGCCGCGTGGCGCGCGTCGTGCCGCGCGAGGACCTGGATGCGTTCTCGGCCGGCTGGCACACCGCGACGAATACGTACAACCGCGTCGACGCGGTCATGTACGACCCGCGTTTCCCGCGCTACTTCCACGTCTACCCGCCGATCCCGGCCAGCCCGGCCGTGTGGCTGGAGTTCGGCTACACCGCGCAGCCGCTGAAGGTGCCCAACGTCGGGAACGAGGACTACAGCGCCGGCGGCTCGAGCACCGAGGTCATCAAGATCGCGGACCAGTACCTCGAGATGATCGTCGACTACATGGTGGCGCGAGCCCACATGAAGGAGACGAGTTGGCGCGACGAGGGCAAGGCCGTGGCCTTCACCTCCAAGTTCGTCGGTGGGCTGAACGCCATCGTCACGTCACTGACGGGGACCAACCCGAACCTTCAGCGCCTGCCATTCGCGCCGGAGCCGCTGGGGCAGGCGCGGTAAGGGGCGGCCATGGAGTGGGCCGACCTTCTGCCGAGCGTGCTCCCCTCAACGCCCGGGTGCTCGGACATCCTGGCGATCGACCACATCCGCAAGGCGGCGCGTGAGTTCTGCGCGCGCACGCTGTGCTGGCAGTACCAGGCC